CCCCTTGCTTAAATAAACTAGCATCAACTGGTTTTGGTGAGGGGTCTAGAAACAATGCATTATTTAATATTGCTGTGTATTACAAACAAGCACATCCCGATAGTTGGGAAGATAAAATTGTAGAAGCTAATTTAAAATATATGGAACCCAAGTTAAGTAATAGTGAGGTTCAACAATTAATTAAATCTGTAAATAGAAAAGGTTACGACAAGTACAGATGTAAAGACGCACCCATCAATGCGGTTTGTCAATCGGGTTTATGTAGAACAAAACGTTTTGGTGTAGGCTTTGGTGAGGAGGAGATGCCATTGTTGGGTAACTTAACTAAATACAAATCAACGCCACCACAATGGTTTTTAGATGTGGATGGAACGCGGATCGAATTAAAATCAGAACAACTTTATAGTCCACCTTTATTTGCATTAGCATGTCTTGATCAAGCTAATCTAGTTGTACCTGTACCAAAAGCAAAAGATTGGAAACAGTTTTTTTTAAAACCTATGATGAATAATTTACAAGAAGTAGAACCATTAGAGTCTTTAGATCCAACAAATCAATTAACTGGATTATTACAAGACTGGACTACAAACAGACAATCAGCAAGAACAATGGATGATGTGTTTAACAAACTACCTTTTACAGATGAGAATAAAGAATTTACATATTTTAGAATGGATGACTTCTATGCATTTCTTAAAAAGAATAATTGGGAGATGGATAAAATTAAAACAGGTAACTTAATAAAGAGATTGGATGAAGTCTTTGTATCTGAAGAAAGAGTTAGAATTAAAAAACAACAACCAAGATTAATTAAAATTAAAACAATGAAACAGACAGAGGCTTCTGTTTCTAAAGTTGAATATCATAAGGAAGCTTATTAATGAAAACAATAATACTAGGACCACCAGGAACAGGTAAGACAACAACATTATTAGATTTAGTAGATCAGTTTATTCAACAAGGGGTTCGACCAAAACAGATAGGATACTTTTCTTTTACACGGAAAGCTGCAAGAGAGGCAGCGACAAGAGCAGCAGAGAAGTTTGGTTTAGATGCAGAAAAGGATTTGGAAAATTTTAGAACACTACACTCTTATGCTTTTAGTCGTTTAGCTATGTCAAAAGAAAAAATGATGACTCCTGAAAATTATAGAGAGTTTGGTAAATTAGTTGGCATACCTATTAAGACAGGTAAACATTCAGAGGATGATGGCACATTTAATTCAGACAATGAATATTTAACCATCATGAATACGGCTAGGGTTAAACGTATGGACTTATTAGAATACTATGACTCTAGACAAAACATATTAGATATTGAAAGAGATACTTTATATTTGTTATCAGAAGAACTTAAGAGATACAAAAAAGAAAAAGGACTCAAAGATTTTACAGACTTATTAGAAGATTATATTGCACAAGAAACTAAACAAAGTTTTGAGGCGTTGTTTATTGATGAAGCACAAGATTTATCTCTAATACAATGGGACATGGTTAGATCTATGTGGGCTAATGCAAATAAAACTTATATAGCAGGTGATGATGATCAAGCAATATTTAAGTGGGCTGGTGCAGATGTAGATCATTTTATAGCTTTGAAAGAAGAAGTTAATGATATTAAAGTATTAGATCAATCATACAGAATACCTGGTGGACCTATACACGAACTATCACAAAAGATAATTAGTAAAGTACAAAATAGATTTGATAAAAATTACAAACCAAGAACAGAACATGGAATACTACGTAGATATTCTGATGTGACACAAGTTAATATGTCAAAGGGTAACTGGTTAGTTTTATCATCTGCTAATCATTTTCTTGATGATGTAAAAGATTTATGTGAATTACAAGGTTGGTATTATCAACATAAAGGATCTAATTCTGTGCCTTTAAAATTATTATTAGCTTTAAATAATTGGGAGCATTGGCGTAAAGGTAGTCAATTAAATAACGTAGAAATAAAAAATATATATCAATACTTAGGATCAAGTGTATTACCTGGTTTTAGATCGGGTAAAACTTTACATTCTGATACAAAATATCTTTTGAGAGATTGTAGAGCTGAACACGGTTTAGTTACAGACTCGGTTTGGTATGAGGCCTTTGACGGTTTAGATACTGTCACAGAAAACTACATTCGTAACATGCGGGCGAATGGTGAACAAATAAATAAAAATCCGCGTATCATTATGTCAACAATACATGGAGCGAAAGGAGGAGAAGCCGATAAAGTTTTGCTTATGCAGGACCTTACAAATGCAGCGTTAGAAACGATGAGTTATGATCCGGATGAATTACATAGATTATTCTATACTGGAGCGACGAGAGCGAAGCGTGAATTGCATGTGTTAGATCCAAAGAACTTTGATCGTGCTTATATATTATGAAGATGAGTTTATCTTATTTAGCAGGATTCTTTGACGGAGAGGGTTGTATTACTACAGCTATGACTCCCAAATGGAATCCAAGAATGGAAAAATATTATAATTGTTTTACAATTAGAATGGAGGTGTGTAACACCGATTTTAAAATTATAAAAGACATTCATAAATTTATGAAGGTAGGTGTGATATTAAAAATTAAACCACGTAAGACAGCAACGGGAAATATGAGTAGACCACAACTACGTTGGCAAACTAGTCATAGACAAAGTTACGAGGTGTTAAAAAAAATATTACCTTTTATGAGAGAAAAAAATAAAATTAAGAAAGCAAAGGAGGTAATTAAATTTTATGAAAAAGCTGTATAAAAAATTAAAACAAAAACAAGTCATTGCTAGCGATGTAAAATCTAGTGAGTTAGAGTCTATGTTTAAGCAAATAGGTGGATCTCATTATATGTATTTTGACATTCAGCCCGCAGAATTTATCAACAGAAATAAGTTGCTTTTTGCGGAGGGCAACGCTATAAAGTATATATGTAGGCATTCCAAAAAGGGAGGCATACAAGATATAGACAAGGCAATACATTATTTAGAAATGGTGAAGGAGAGAGACTATAAGTGAGAAGTATACAAACCCCCCTATTTACCCCTGAAACAGAATGGGTCATTCCTGATGAACTCAAAGATCTTCGAGGTGCCAAAGAAATAGCCATAGATTTAGAGACCAATGATCCTAGATTAAAAGAGCTGGGGTCTGGTAATGTTACAGGAAGAGGGCACATTGCTGGCGTTGCGGTGGCCGTAGAGGGCTGGTCTGGCTATTATCCGATACATCATGAGCAAGGTGGTAATATGGACAAAAAACTAGTCTTAAAATGGCTCCAAGACATTTTAAACCAACAAGATACTACGTTTATATTTCATAATGCTATGTATGATGTATGTTGGTTAAGGTCAGCAGGGTTGACCATTAAAGGACACATTGTTGACACAATGATAGCAGCATCATTGATTGATGAAAACAGACTATCATATAGATTAGATATACTTTCAAAACATTATGTGGGTCTAGGTAAAGACGAAAAAATTTTATTAGAAGCTGCAAAAGAATATGGTGTAGACGCAAAAGCAGATTTGTGGAGATTACCTCCAATGTTTGTAGGTCAATATGCAGAACGAGATGCAGAATCAACTTTAAAACTTTGGCAAAGATTAAAAGTAGAATTATATAATCAAGAATTGATGGACATATTTAACTTGGAAACAAAATTGTTTCCTTGTTTAGTTGATATGAGATTTAGGGGAGTAAAAGTTGATTTAGAAAAAGCACAAAATATTAAACTAAATTTAATTAAAAGGGAAGAGACTTTAATTAAAAAAATAAAAGATTTAACTGGTGTTGAAGTAGAAATTATGGCAGCCAGATCTATTGCAAAAGCTTTTGATAAGCTTAAACTTCCTTATGATAGAACAGCTAAAAGTAAAGAACCAAGCTTTACAAAAAACTTTTTACAAAATCACCCACACGAATTACCACAAGCTATTGCAGAGGCAAGAGAACTAAACAAAGCTCACACAACTTTTATAGACTCAATAACTAAACATGCGGTGAATGGTAGAATACATGCAGATATAAATCAGATTAGATCAGATGCAGGTGGAACAGTGACAGGTAGATTTAGTATGTCTAATCCGAACTTACAACAGATACCTGCAAGACATCCCGAACTTGGTCCAATGATAAGATCTATATTTATACCGGAAGAAAAATGTAAATGGGGATCGTTTGACTACTCACAACAAGAACCTAGAATATTAGTTCACTATGCTAAACTACAAAACTTAACTGGTGTTGATGAAATTGTTGATGCATACAATGCAGGTGACGCAGACTTCCACCAGGTTGTTGCAGACATGGCAGGTATAGAACGTAAACAAGCCAAGACAATTAATTTAGGTTTGATGTATGGTATGGGTAAAAATAAATTGATGGCAGAACTAGGATTAATGAAAGAGTCTGCAGAAAAATTAATTAGACAATATCATTCGAAAGCACCATTTGTAAAACAACTTATGGATAATGTATCTCGTAAAGCAAATGATAGAGGTAAGATTAGAACTTTACTAGGTCGTGCGTGTCATTTTGATTTATGGC